GAAAACTCTATGACTGACGACACAGATACCGCTGTCGATATTGAAGACGTTGATCTGAATACTTTCGAAGCTGAGTTCTTCCAGACCGAACCTGTTAAAGAGGAAGTCGTTGAAGAGAAGGCTGAGGAAGTAGAAGAGAACGTCGATGAGAACGAGGAAGACGATTCCCTCGCAATTGACGACGAAGATGACGCAGAAGACGAAGACGAGGATACTGATGAAGACTCCGAAGAGAAGGACGAACCAGAACCCGAACCTAAAGCAAAGAAGCGTAATCGTACTCAGGAAAGGATCGAGAAGCTCGTAGCCGAAGCGAGAGAAGCCCAACGAGAGCGTGATGCTTTCCGGGTGGAACTTGACCGGGTTCGAGCGGAAAAAGAGACTGTTCAGAAAGAGGAAGAAAAACCTCTTCGTGAGAAGCTTTCGGAAGCTGCTCCTAATCCGGACGCCAAGGACGACGACGGCAATGCTGTCTACGAACTTGGTGAATTCGATCCGAAGTATATTCGTGACCTAACTAAGTTCACGATTGCTGAGGAAACGAAGGCCGCTAGGGAAGTTGCTGCTAGAGAAGCGCATGAAGCCAACCTCGAAGCTGAAAGGACTGAACTTCGCACTAAGTGGGAAACAAACCTTGCAGCCGCCGAGAAGGTTAATCCAGATATTAAGGAAAACATTCGTCAGTTGACGGAAGTGTTCTCTGATCTGGAGACCAACTACGGTGAGTATTTGGCTACCACCCTCATGGGGTCGGATTTAGGTCCTCAAGTAATGGACTATCTCTCTCAAAATATCGGCGAGGCCCGGAAAATCGTTGCATCTGGTCCTGTCGCTGCCACTCTTGCTCTTGGTCGCCTCGAAGCTAAGTTCATGAATACTCCGATCAAGCAAGAAGAGAAGCGCAACATCAAACTGGTATCCAAGGCTTCCGAGCCGCCGGAAGGAAATCCTGCGCGCGGACGAGGCGGCAAGTTTGCCGTGGCTCTGGATACTGATGATCTAGATGCCTTCGAAAGAGAGTTCTTTAAGTAAAGTACGTTTCTTCGCGAAGGTTTAGCTAAATAAGAAAGGATTATTAGCTAATGGCTACTGTTACAGTTACCCAACAGAAATTGGTGCTGAATGCCTTCGCCGCTATTTTTCAGAATAACCTCATTGCCAAAGACCTAGTTACTTGGAAGAAGTACGACTCTGAAATGGACGACCGAAATGGCCTTCAGGTTATTGAGCAGGTCGGTCCCCGTTACGTTGTCACTCAGACGACTGACGGTGTTAAGGACCTCACTGCTGGCGTTCAGGACAGCGTGTTCGGTTCTGAAATCTTCAAAGTCAACAAGACCTTTGGTTCGTCCATGGGTTGGGGCGACTTCGTGAAGATTCGCGACATTGGCGCGGCTCGTGAAAGTACGGCGCTTCGCAATGCGGCTACGAACCTTGCCGAAGTTATCGACAAGTACATTCTACAGGTTGCTTCCACGGCTTCCCACAACTGGTGCGGTACTCCCGCCAACGGCGTGGACAGCTTTGGCGACTTCATTCAGGGTTACACTCGACTGAAGGAAATGGGCGTAGAGGATGGTGACATCCGCGGCGTTCTGACCCATCAGGACAAGGAAGACCTTGGTGAGGCTGTGATTGCCTTCCCTGCCACTGACGCTCTTTCGACCGGCGCTTTCCGCAACGGTTTCGAAGGCGCTATCGGTGGTCTGCCGGTGATGTTCACTCAGCAGCTCCCGACGTTCACTAACGGTAACGATGTTACCGGCGTGGCCGTGGACGGTGCTGCTCAGAACGTCAACTATGCAGACGTCTGCGCTTCGAGTGCTCCGGGTCGTTATAAGACTCAGACGCTCCACGTAGACGGCGTTACGACTGGTACTGGTACTGTCGCGGCCGGTTCCGTCTTTACCATTGCGAACGTCTACGAGTGGGATAATCGCGCTCAACAGAGCACGGGCCGCTTGCAGCAGTTCGTTGTGGTTTCTGGTGGAACTGCCTCGGGCGTCAGTGACATTGACCTCGTGATTTACCCGGCGATGATCGTTCAGGGTACTTCCGACGTCAATACTGCTCACGCTACGGTTGACTCTGCTCCGGCGGATGATGCTGCTCTGGTCTTTGTTGGCGCCGCCAGCACGACCTACAAGCCGCGTCTTCTGGTTCAGAAGCAAGCGATCATCGTTAACACTGCCGATCTGATCATGCCCGCTTCGGACACGTCACATCGTCAGAACCTTACGAAGCTTCCGCTTTCGGTCCGCATGTGGCAGAAATCAGACTTCGCTACGGGTGCTCACAGCATTCGTTTCGATGTTGCGCTTACAGCTAACGTAGGCCAGCGCGAGAGAATTGTTCGAATTAACGGTGCGTAATGAGATTGGGGAGGGGTTTCGACCTCTCCCCGTCTTTCTTTGAAAAGGAAGAAATGAATGGCTTACAGAGCTATTATTGTAGATCAAACTATTCCCGGTGCCGCTGTAATGACAACCTATACACCTTCGGCTGATATTGCCGATGCTGTTGTTGCTCACGCCCTCAATGCTACATTCTCGGATACTGAAGCTGAGGCGGCTCTTAATGCTCTTGGTGTTAAGATCAATCTCATTCTAGATGTTCTAGATGCTGCGGGCTTGACAGCCTAATAACTGGAAGGGGCTTTTAACCGAGTCCCTTCCTATTTTAAAGGATTAAAGATGCAAGTAAGAGAGATTTGGAACCCAAAGGCGATGTCAGCCTCCGGAACGTTAGTTACAGCTAACGGTTCGACAGCGGGTGTCCTCTGCACTACAGCGGGAACCTTTGTGATCTCTGCTGGTATCGGTTCTGGTGGAGCAACCTTGGTTGCTTCTGTTACAGGGGTTGCGGGTACGTGGTATCCACTACCGTTTAAATATCCAACCGGCGCCTACGTCACCATTGGTGGCAGCGGCGTCTTTACGTTTGCGGTTAGCTAATGATACTTAATCGCGGACCTAATGGTTTTGGCAATTCAATGATTGCTTCAGGGAACTTCACTAACATCGCGACCAACAACGCGGCCGACGGGGCTTACACCCTGAACGGCGTTCCGTGCGCGATTACAGACATCATTGACATGGGGAGCGAAGATACAAACTTGGATTTGATAGCCGATCTAGATGCTGATGGTATTTTTTGCCCAGACGGTGTTCTTTCGACCCGCTCCATCGCAATAAAATCGCCGTTGCTGGACACGCTTCTAGCGGACGGATTTTCGATGATTATCGAATACCAAGCAACTGCCAGTGCGGCTGTCCAAACAGTAGTGCACGACCCGGACTTCAATCTATACACATCGATGAGAGCACTTAGCGACGACGAATTTACACAATTAACGGATAAGACAAATAATCATATTCAAACCTTTCCGCAAGCTCCTCTGATCGGTCAAATCAATAAAACAGCGTTTACTTGTATCGATAATTCAATGTCAGCAAGCACTAACGGCGCGACAGCCGTGACTTTGTCGGGTGACGGCGCTCTCGATATACTTATGTCAGCAGTATTTCTAGCTTTTGAAGCAGACGTAGACTCTCGCCTCCGCTCCTTTGCCTTCTACGAAGTTGTGGATGACGCCGATCTTCCCACGCTATCGACACCTTAAGGATAACAGATGACTCTAGTATCTCAAATCATTACTGACGCATACCGAGAGTCCAATCTTATCCCTCTCGTTTCGACGCCGAATACCAATCAGGTGACTGAAGGGCTTAATAGACTTAACGTTCTTATTCCTTCAACTATTGGTAATGAAGTGGGTGAGGATTTCACCGATATTAACATCGGAGGTAACTTCAATCAGTCCGAACAAATTATTGATTGGGTTCCTGATGATAGTAGATTGGTACTTAATCTCACTGCTGCTACTACGGTACATCTTGATCCCTATCCTAAAGATGGACAGCGTTTCGCTATTGTTGATGCAGCTCAGAACTTGGCTACCTATAATCTTACAATTAACGCTAACGGTAGAACGTTTGAAAGTTCTGCAACTGGTACGTTAAATACTAACGGACTTAGTCGTAGTTGGTTGTATCGAGCCGATCTAGGTGATTGGGTTTGTATTGTAACATTAGCTACTACGGATCAATTACCATTTCCTTCTGATTTTGATGATTACTTTGTGATTATGTTAGCTATGAGACTTAATCCTCGATACCATCAAGCTATTGCGCCTGAGACGACGGAGGCTCTTAAACGTTCTCGCAGTCAACTTCGTGCTCGATATAACAAACCTCATCTTATTGAACCAGACCTCGATACTCGTAATTTCATGACAAGACGATATACATCTTTCTCAAATAGAGATTTCGATACAGGTCGCCCTAGGAGCCTTTACTGGTGAAGTTACCTCTAGGCACTTCTGATTTCCTTCGTAGAGTAGCGAAGACTGTTCGTATATCCGTAATTAATCGTTTCTTCGAACAGGACCCTACTAACCTAGATGATCAGGTTGCTCTACTATCTCGTCCTGGATTAGAACGTTGGTTGCCAGTCGGCGATGGACCTATTCGTGCTATCTATTCTCAGCCGGGTGCCTTCAATGAAGCTCTTTTCGTTGTCTCTGGCAACACACTATTTAAGATTGATCAGGATGAAACCCTGACGACCATCGGAACACTTTCTACCTCAAGTGGCTACGTTTCTATGGCTGCTACTGACGTCACGCTATTCATTGCTGACGGTACCGGATTGAAATACTACACCGAGAATAGTTACGCCCGTGGAACTCTCACGGCCTCCGGAGTTGCGAATAACGATATCGTAGTGGTGGGTACGATGTACTACAAGTTCACCACAGGTGACGTCGATGCCGGAACTCCTCTAGGGACCTCTGCCAATCCTTGGCTGGTCGCCGTAGCCGGAGATACCGAGCACTCTCTTAATAATCTAGGTTTTGCTATCAGCAATCTAGGTCTC